GGGTCAATCATGATTTCTTCCTTTCTGTTCCAGTCGTTGGTCGATTTGCTGAGTGAGGCTCGGCAGTTTGGCGAGTGCCTCTATCAGATCAGGATGGGAATGCGGTCGCCCGAGTAGGGCGCAACCGATCACACGGGTGTAGTCGCGCAGCTTCTGCCGCAGCATGGCATCCAGCGCTGCATGTTGGGCGGGTGGTTTTTTCATTCTGTCGCCTCCTCCGTGGTGACTCCATCGAACAGGGCTTGGTTTCGCATGGCATTAGCCCAGTCGGGAAATGGCTTACTGGTAGCTTCCTCGAAAAACTCTACAAATGTGTTGGAAATCGGGAAGTTCATACCTAAATCAATATGCAAATGGCGATAGATATTGAGTATTTCTCTCGCCAGTACCTTATTGGTGCGGCTTGCTGGCTTGGGTGCGCCTGCTGGCTTGCTGCATTGCCACGTAATGCCGTATTCTGGATTCGTGCGAATGGCGCTGATGTTACTAAGTGCAACAGGGAATCCCAATACTTTAGTGGCTTGCTCAGCGATGGCTTGATCAGTTTTGCCATTGAGTCTTTCTGTCACCGAGCTAAGCCAAGTGCATAACTTAACCTTCTGCGGGCCAGTCAAGACGCCCCTAGTAATAGCGGCAATAAGTGGTTTTTTCATGGCTTAGCTCCTGCTGTGATACGGCTACTTAATTCATCAATGCGCCCTTGGGCACGCTGAATGTGATTGGCATGGGCTTGGGCAATTTGCAAAAGTGCCACGCTGTGGGCATAGCGTCCGGTTTCTAGTTTCACCACAAAACCTTCCTGCTCCAAGGTCGTGAGGCAGTGGGTGATGGTGCTAGGGGATTCGCCCAGTGCTTCGGCCAATGCTTTATTGGTCAAGCCATCTAATGAATGGCCTTTAAGCGCGGCTAACACCCGCAGCACCCGCGTACCGGCTTTGTAGGTGGTATGATTGGTTTTCCCCGTTTGAGAGGGGATTAAGATTTTGCTCATTTCTTAAATTCCGTTTAAGATTGAATCTGCCCTGTTTGAGAAGGGATTAAGATGAAATGGCGAATGGCATTGAGCGCGTGGAAGCTCTGCCCAAAAGCACCTTTGTTATAACCGCGTAGAGTGCGGTTTAGGCTCATGTAATCCAGCCCGTGCTCGGCGGCAAACTGTCGATTGGTTTTGCCTTGGCACTGCAATAAATAGCGAAAGCGCCGCCATTCTTCCGGTGTGCACGGCCCTTGTAAGGCGGGTGGAGGTGAATCCAGGCGGTTGGCGGTTTGTTCGGTTGAAGCGTTTAGGTTGCTCATGGTGATCTCCTAAAAGCCCGAAGTTGCAGCTTCGGGCGGGTGGGGTTGGTTGCGTTTAAAAAGGTGTTGCTTAATGAATGATCGGGTTAAGGACAAACTCCAGCGGCTGGAACTTGGTATGTTTCAATCAGAGGCGCTTCAGCAGGCGGCAATAGGTCGTCATGTGTTGGAGTTGCTTCAGCAACAGCAGTCACTGACGCTTGAAACGCTGCTGGACTCATTACGTCAGGAGGCAACAAGCGGCACGCCTGAGTTGCGACGAAAGCAGGCAGCGCATCTGGTTGAGCATCTGCTTGCGCTGACCAGTCGCGGCTGATTTGTTCCGCGTAGCTTTGGAGAATGCCGTGAATGGCAGCATAACCATTGTGAATGTCTGAACAGGCAAAAGCAGTGGCAAGATGGCGTTGGTATTGACGTTCATTCATGCCGGTCAATGCTATGTGTTTAAGCGCTGCGTCCAGCAGGTGGTAATGGATTTCGATTTCGGTTTCGTCGTTCATGTCGATCTCCTTAAAAACCCCTTGTTGCAGCAAGGGGCGGGTTGAGCGGTTCCCTGTTTGAGAAGGGATTAAGACCGCCATTTGTCGGCTGCTTGTGTTGGTTGCCGTTTATGGGTTTATATTAGTGTTTTTTTTACACTTTGTAAATAGGAAATAGTGTTATTATTACACCTACAAAAAAGATACTTGCGGCTTGTAATCTGAAGCAATCACAACTATCTGAAATAATTGGAGTTCCTATAGATAGGATAAAGAACCTATCTTCAGGCAGAGCGCAAGGCTTCACCCGAGAAGAAGCGCACGCTCTAGTGGAGAAGCTGCACATAAGCAGCCATTGGCTTGCAACAGGGGAAGGGGGTATTTTTCAAAGTGAAGTGGAAAGAGAGTTTTACCGACGGTTGAATAGCCTGAAAGCAGCCACCAGCGGAGCGAACATTGAGGGATTAACCGACAGCCAGCAGTTCACCTTACAGCAAATATTATTTGCTTATGAATCAGGTATGACAGAGCCGCTCAAAACTCTCTTGGCTGGAGTTCTTGCTCATGATGAAAAGTTGCTTTTAGAGCGCTATCGTGCTGCGCCTCAGACTCTAAGAACCGTCGTTCTAAAAATGCTTGAATGAGTCGATCTAACAATAAAAGCACAGTAGATTTTGAGTTTGCCTATAACCCTAATTGGAGCCTTCATGATCAAGAGTATCTTGCTTATCGCATTTCTCGTGTTTTGCCTGCTAGCAGTGCTAGCGCTCATTAAGCCTGCATGGGTGAAGATGAAGGGGCGCATTGTTGGATTTTTATTGTACGGCGTGCTTGCCTTTGCAACGATGATCGGTGCGGGTGTAAGTGATTATGCCAGCATGACTGAAGATGAGCGTCGAGCATGGGAAGCTGAACGCGCCGCCCAAGACAAAGTACGGGAAGCTGAGCTTGCAGTCAAAGCAGAACAGCAAGCAGCCGAAGACAAGGTTAAGGCAGAACAGCAAGCAGCCGAAAGCAAGCTAAAGGAGGCGGAAGATAAAGCCAAGGCAGAGCAGAAGGCCATTGAAGACAAGGCCAAGACATTAGCAGAGGAAGAGGCAAAAAAGCCTTATATCACTACCGCTACCAAGCTAGATAAGGACTATGAGGCCAATGAAGTGGCGACAGATGAGAAGATTGGCGCTCGTCCTGTTCAGATTACCGGTATAATTGCTGGCATTAATAAGGATTTTTTGAATAACATCGTGATCGAGCTGGCTGCCAACAACCCATTTATGCCAGCACGACTTACAATGGAAGATAGTGAAAAATCAACCGCCTCTGCTGCTGCTAAAGGCAATAAAGTTACTATCATCTGTCAAAAAGTCTATCGGAGTGCGGGTAGTCCTGTTGGTTCAGGTTGCGTGTTCAAGCCCTAGCTGCTTGCCGCCTAGCGCCTCCCAACCCACCGAGGCGCTATCCTTCATTCCCCTCACCCCCATCCATCGCCCCTTGCCCGTTTATGAACGTTCATAAACACCCTCTCACCGCCCATCTGAAATGAATGACATCGGTTATTTTTAACAACAACCTCTTACCCTCAAACTACCCTCATTTCACTAACTGGCAGAATCCCTATGCCCCGTAACCCCATGCCCCAACACGGGCAAAGCTCCGTCTCGTCTCTGGCTCAACTAGCCCCCGCTTGGTTTGCAAAAGCCAACCCCAATCAATGCTGCATCATCAAAACCACCGCCACTACCGCTCGCGTGCAGGGTGTCTCTATCGTAGTCGGCAATGTCATGCTGCACATCGAAGACTCCCCCATTGCTATGCCAGCCCCACTCATCCTTGGTACGGATTATTATGTTTATGTCTGCATGGATGGTTACCTAGTCGCCTCCGCCAATCCTGTCGCCCCAGAAGATTACGTCGCGGCGGAATGTCGAGTCTTGGGTGGTTTTCACTATGGCGCTATTCCTGAGGGTACGACTGTGGCCAGTGGGCAGTTTGCGAGTAGTGGGACAGGCATGATCTGGACGCAGGCAGACGTCAATCAACTGGTAGGCATCAATGCATGGTCATGCTGGGATTTGAACTGGCGTCCGCGTTCCAATCCAAAGGGCATGGCATTGATTCCAGAAATCAATGCATGGGTCGATATTTATCTGTGTAGCACCGATCCTGATGCAGGTACTTCACGGTACAATGTAACCGCCGCCTCGGGTATGTACTTGCCTAAAATCCCCCTGAGTCGAGGTGGTAATGGTTCTGCAAGCTACACCCGTCTAGGCTGGTGGGAGGCGGCTGAAATCGCAGCCAGTCAGCGCAAGCGATTACTGCATGAGTGGGAGTTCAATCAGGCAGCCTACGGTGTAACTGAAGAAACCTCCATGTCAACAGCACCACAGCAACTAACAACTGCATTTACCCCTAGTTTTGTATCTAAATACGGACTACAGCAAGCAGTGGGCTGTCATTGGGTGTGGGGCGCTGATCACGGTCAGCGCGACATGGGTGCGGCGGCTTCAGCTTGGGGCTGGCAAGCTCAAACAGCAGGGCGAGGTAGTCTGTATATTGAAACTGCGACATCTGATGTGCGAGTGCTGCTAGGCGGTGCTCGCGGTAATGGCTCTCTCTCTGGGTCGCGTTGTACGACTTGGCTCCTCTCTCCGTGGAGCAGTGCCTGGCATCTTGGGTTGCGTGCCGCCAGTGACCACTTGTTACTTGTTTAGTGGAGCGGAAGCGACACGATGGATGATTTCAATAGCAATCGGCAATTAATTATTGTTGAAAAATACGATGATGTAATTGCGTATCTGTATCCGATTTTTCACGGATTACCCAAGTCGCACTCAGTATTGCGACAGAAAGCACTGGATTGCCTCTTGGAGCAACCTCGGATGTTGATTGAGGCAGCGTCGGCGGTTTTTGGTGGCATGGCGCGGTCATGCACGGCACGCTGACTGCTATCATTTGCTGCAATCCCTAAAGCTCCAAGACTAAATAACTCGCGTTGTTTTATCTCTAGGCTCATAGCTCGCTAATCTGGCGGTATGAGCAAACAGCAGTCTCTTACTTATAAAACCATAGCCGAAGCGCCCATGCGCGGCGAGTTTCTCGTCGCGTTGCGGCTTACCAGTGCGGCGGACGGTGCGACAACGAAGCGGGTGCAGATTTTACCCAGCGGCACTTTCCGTGCGCGGGATGGTCGGCCCGGCACGATGTCAGACTGCACTGCCACTCATTGGTATTTGGATGCGTCCATTGCTGCCCGCCTGATTGCCGACTTTAATGCGACTAACATGCCATTGCTGTTTGACTATGAGCATCAAACACTCAATAGCGAAGCCAATGGTCAACCCGCTCCGGCGGCGGGCTGGGGGGTGCAGTTGGCTTGGCAGGAGGATGGGTTATATGCCGAAATGCAGTGGACTGAAAAAGCGCGTTCACACATTCAGGCCGATGAATACCGCTTTATCTCCCCTGTGTTTGAGTTTGACCCCCAAACCGGTGCAGTACTGCGCTTGCTGCATTGCGCACTCACGAATTTCCCTGCGCTGACCGGCATGAATCCGGTGACGGCGCGACATGCTGACTCTATCGATCTTGTACAGGTACATGAAATGAAACTGAAACCAGAAACTGCTGCGCTGCTGGGGCTGAGCGATGGGCAGACTGATGATGCAGAGGCGCTACACAGCGCTATTGCTGCATTAAAAGCTAGCCCACCAGCCCAGACAGCCACACCGCCTGCCACTCCAGATCTCGCCCAATATGTGCCTGTGGGTGTAGTTGAAGAGCTAAAGCAGCAACTTGCGGCACTCACGGCTACACAAAATAGCAATGAAGTTGCTGCATTAATTAAGCAGGGCAAAGAAGACGGCAAGCTGTTACCTGCTCAGGAAGCGTGGGCGACAGAGCTTGGTAAGTCCAATGTGGCTGCCCTACGCCAATACCTGTCGGCAACTCCAGCGGTCGCGGCGCTAAAAGGCAATCAAACTGGCGGGAAGGCGCCAGCCGCCAATGAATCTGCTGGGCTATCAGATGCAGAGCGTGAAGCGGCGCGCATTGGTGGTTGGGACGCGGGTGTATTTGGAGGGGGTAAATAATGGCAGCTATTACTGCGGCGCTGATTCAGGCGCTAAATACAGGATTTCGTGCTGATTTCCAAAATGCATTCAATGCTATGCACGGGCAAACACATTATGAGCGGGTAGCCACGATTGTACCCTCTAGCACAGCCAGCAACACCTATGGTTGGTTGGGTAATATGCCAATGCTCCGTGAATGGGTGGGTGATCGCTCTGTCAAAGATATTAAACAACACGGGTATCAAATCCTAAATAAGGGCTTTGAATCCACGGTGAGTGTGAAGCGTACCGACATTGAAGATGATCAGGTAGGTATTTATCGTCCATTAATGGAGGGTTTGGGTAAGGCGGCAGCTCAGTTTATGGATCAGCAGATTTTTGGTCTACTCAAAAATGGCGATACCCAGCTTTGCTATGATGGGCAATTTTTCTTTGATGTGGATCATCCCGTGTACCCGAATACCGATGGTACGGGTACTGCCAGTATGGCCAGTAACTTTACGGCAGGTGCAGCCCCTGCTTGGTATCTGCTGGATATCACCAATATCATGAAACCATTCATTTGGCAGTCCCGCAAAACAGCTCAGTTTACCATCATGACTGACAATCAAGATGAGCGTGTCTTCATGAGTAATGAGTACCGCTATGGGGTCGACCTGCGCGGTAATGCGGGTTATGCATTCTGGCAGCTCGCGCATAAGTCAAAAGCTGCACTGGATGCCAATAGCTATGCCGCAGCCCGCGCCGCAATGATGTCACTCAAAAGTGATGGCAATCGAGAGTTGAATATCAGCCCATCCCTATTGGTTGTGCCACCTTCTCTTGAAGGAGCGGCACGCCGCTTGCTGAAAAAGGATTTGGACGGCGGCAATGAATGGTATGGCACGGCAGATGTGCTAGTCACTCCGTATGTGATTTGAGGTGAATAATGAGCGAAGAAAAGAAACCCATTACTCCAATGCCCGATGCGGGCAAAAACACTATCAAGGTAACGGCTCGCGGCGTGGAATCGCGTTATCGCGCCGGCCTGCAGTTTAGTAAAGAGCCTAAGGAGATAACTGTTGATGCCAAGACGCTAGCGGCATTAAAAGCTGACTCCTATCTGCAAGTTGAAGTGCTGACCTAATGTATTGCACACAGGCCGATATTGAGAAACGCATTGGTTTGGCCGAGCTGTTGCAGCTCACTGATCGCAGTCGTTCTGGGCAGATTGATACTGATGCGGTCGCAGCAGCGATTGTGGATGCTGCGACGGAGTTGGAAGTGTATTTGACGGGGCGTTATACCCTGCCATTCGCCAGCATTCCGCCCGCACTAGTACCGCTCGCTGTTTCGTTGGCTGTGTATAACCTGTTTAGCGCACGGCGCGGTGGCGGCATGATTGATGATGTGCGCAATCGTTATCGCGATGCTATTCGACTATTGGAAAAAATCAATAGCGGGGAAGTGTCGCTGGGTGTTGTCCCGGTATCGACAGTGACTGAAACCGAGATTGTCATGCAGTCCGCACCTAGTGTGTGGTCACGCACGCCACTGGGGGATATATGAGCTTGCTGCAACTGGATGAAGCGGTGCTAGCACAGTTGCAGGCCGTCAATTTGGGAATCACGGTTGAATCCTTCCCAGAACGCCCCTCCGAGTATTCGTTACTAGACCCAGTGGGTGCAGTCTTGGTGGTGATTAGTGGCAGTCGTTTTAGTGCGACCGCCAATCAAATGGGACAGGAACGACGGACGCGGGTGGTCATCACACTGCTGATGCGCAACCTGCGCACCCATACTGGAGCGTATGGGGTCATGGATGCAGTGCTGGATGCGCTGCTGGGCTGGATGCCCTCTGAAGGAGGGTGGCAACCCTTGGTTGCCATCTCCGATCAGTTTGTTTCGGAAGAGTCTGGTGTCTGGCAATACGACATGGTGTTTGAATCCAGTCGCTATGTCATGAGCCAGTTCAATCCGTGTTTGCCTTTCTAATTTACAGGACGTAATCATGTCATTTAAACAAATTGTTACCACTAGCGCTGCCCAAATCATGGCGCAGAAATTAAATGCGGCTAGCCAAGCGGCCTTTATTCAGACCGTAGCAGCGCGTGTTAAAGCAGCTCGCGAAAACGTTGATATTGAGCTGAAAAATCAGGTGAATCAAGCTCTAGCGAAAGCGAATGAAGCATTGACGAAAGCAAAAGTGCTGGATTCATTTGAGCAAGGCCAGCTCGAAGAAGCTTTTGTTCAGTTTCTGACTACTAGTGGTCTGCAATCTATACTAGGTGCAATGTCCTTCAACATTGACGGGCAGTCTTACACGCTTGCATCGGTGATTGAACGGCTAGTACAAAGTGACAAGATTGCAGAAGAGAGCTTTACCTTCAATGCGGACGGTTTTGTGGATAGTGCAGTATATAAGCTGCAAGATGGCTATCAAGCACAAATGTCCTATACCCGCACCGATTTGGTTGACCCTATGACGGGTTTGGCTAGCGGCGACATTCAGTTTGATGGCGCGTCTAATGACTGGCGGGGTTTTCAGGTTGCCGAGCGTTTCGTATTCCGTCTAGTCAAGCAGACTGTGAGTGTCGAAGGCGTGCCTTACGAGCACGTGACTGATCATCAATTAGTATTCCGCTCTCATATCCAATACGACATCACCAGTCTATTGACACCTGCCGCACCGATCGCGGGTAACGCACCTGATCTAAACGGGGATGGTGCATTGGGTAATAGCACGCCTATTACTGAGCAACCTGTTGCGCCGGATGCAGTGCTAACTCCCGCTGAGCCTATGGTAGGCGAACCGGTTATTGAAGAGCCAGTTGTTTAGTCATTGAATTGTGCTCAGCTTGATAAGCTGGGCGCTCTGAGGAGTAATTAACATGCCCGCTATTATCAATCCCAAGCAGCATGGTATTTTCGTCGCGCTGGAAACAGTACCGGGTACGTATGTTGCCCCTGTGGCGGCCAGTTATTTGGCAACAAATGATTTGAAGGTTGAGCCTAACCAGACGGACAAAGAGTCGTTCATGCTGGATTCGCTTAATCGTCCGGCATCTATCACGGCAGTTAAAAAGCGCCACACTAAAGTTGGCTTCAAAGTGCCTTTGCAGTGGGCGAATGCTGCACCTACCACTAGCTCTGATTTGTTACCGATTGATTTGTTGTTGCAGATTTGTGGTGCAACTGCACCTAATGAGGTGACTAGTCCGTCAGCAGGAGTGAGTTATACCGAGCTTGCGTCCGCATCAAGTGTTCCATCTGCTTCTATTTCCTATCGTCGCACCCGTAGCGCTGCTGCGCAGTGGGAGCGCAAGATTGCGGGTTGTCGCGGTTCGGTCGGCTTTGAATGGGAGTTCGGCAAAATCCCGATGTTCTTGTTTGAGTTGTTGGGTGGTCATATTGATATTGTGCAAAGCGGGTCGCTGGCGGGCAGTGCGACGGCGCTGTTGACTAATTTAGGCTTGGCATCCAGTGCGGCCAATACTGCGAATGTGCAAATCAACGGCAAGGGTTTGTGTCTTTACAAGATGGCCTGTAAAAACTTATGGCGCACCAAAGCAAGTTTTCAAGATTCTTTGTGCGGGTCGGGAGCTTTAGCGGATTTGGAGTCTGAGGCTGAAACGACGCTAACTTTCCGCGCCAGTGATATTGCATCCGCTGCAGAGTTTAATTTCGATAGCTACTTGGGCGGCACATACCCCTACACGATTACCTGCAAAGGTGACGGCACGTTTGCAGCACGGCAATTGATTTTCGACTATCCAGCAATGAATGTGCGTGATGTGAAAGAGGTTGATCTTCCTGATAATACGCTCGGTATTGAAATGACACTGGGGCAAGTCGAAGCCCTGACACTCACTCATCTATAAGGACTGTAATCATGTTTAAAGGTATTACCCCATTTGTGCGCGACTCGGTTTACGTGATGGAGGGTGAGCAAGAAGTGGCTCGACTGACGGCTGTCTGGAAGCGGCCTGATAAGAAAAAACGCCAGCAGCTAGCCCTAGCGCGTTTGCAAGATAGCATGGCGCTACAGGGTATGAATCAGCAGCTAGAGCAGGCATCAGCACTAGATGATCAAGCCAGTATGTCGGTTTTGGAAGGGAGTCTCAAAAAGGCGGCAGCCGTAGAAGAGACTACTAAGAAGCGGATTCGGGAAAACTTGCATGCTTTAGAAGGCTTGGCTGATGCATCGGGTGTCGCACTGAACTACACCCCAGAGTTGCTTGATCAAGTCATGGAATGGGATGAATACCTTCGCCCACTCTCGGCGTCACTCGGACGAGTAGTTGATTTTGCAACGGTGGAGCAGCAGGAAAAAAACTCATTGACACTGGCTTCTACTGGGCCAGACTTTCCGCCCGAGGTACTGGTGAAACAACAGCCCTTGCCGACGATGCCGCCTACTACGGAGTTCATCGAGAGCTAATTCAAGCTCCAGAACCAGATTTCGAGGTCTGGTCTGACAATTGGGAAGCGGTCATAGTCTTCCTTGAAATCAATAGTGAATGGAAATATCCACCGATGGGTGGAGTGCCGTTAGGGCTGGATGCTGTGGCGGTGTTCACATGGCTTGAATTATCAGGGCGAAAAAAAGACGCGCAGATTTTATGGCCGCAACTGCGGCTCATCGCACATGGAGCGGTGAGTTACTGGCAGGCGATGCAGGACGAAATGGGGATGCGCGATGACAGATAGTAAAATTAGTTTACGGGTTGATGTTGAGACCACGCAAGCTCGTAACGAACTAGAACGCTTTAAGCGGGCGGTATCATCGTTTGTTAGTGATACGCGCTCACTCGCCACAGGCCTGCAGCTTAATGTAAATGCAAGCTTTGATGATGCAGCTGCTCGCACTGGTATACAGGCTCTGCGGAGTAGCTTACAAAACAGCCTGCGTATTGACATTGGCACTACACAAGCTCTCTCTGAATTAGAACGTCTCAAACGTTCTGTATTATCATTTATTAGTGATACGCGCTCACTCACCACGGGTTTGCAGATCAATGTAAATGCAAGCTTTGATGATGCCGCCGCACGCGCCAGCATTCAATCATTCCGCGATAGTTTGCAAAGCCAGACCGTGCATATCCGCATTGATGTGGATGGTGCGGGTACAGCGAGTGCTATTCAGCAGGTGCGTACATCCGTAGTAGCACTTACCGCTGCCACAGTCATCGCTCTGCCTATCCTGCGTGATTATAATGATGAACTAGATCGCATCCGAACCAATGCCGATACGGCTGCTGATGCGATTCGCCGCGCTGCGGAGCAACAAGAGCGCTGGCGGCGGGCAGGGGGAAGTGGTGGCGGCAATGGTGCCGATCAGCGCTCGCATACCCTTGCAGTGATTGCAATGGCTCAGGCTTATTCGGGTTTGGCGAGTAAGTTGCTCATTGCTAAGTCAGCAATGGCTGTATTAACGGCGACCGCAGCTGGTGCAGTGCCTGTCTTAGGTCAGATGGCGGCAACAGTAGGAATGGCATTTGGCACGGCGCTAGCCACTGCGAATGTGGCGGCGATGTCCAAGGAGTTGCAAAAGCTAGCAGAAAATACCGGAACATCGGCGCAGGCGCTGCAATCGTGGCGGCTGGCTGCTCGGTTTGAGGGCGTTACAGCGGGGCTAAATGAACTAGGTGATGTAGGCGCTGTCTTTACTGACTTGTCTGAAAAAATGGACAAGCTTGGCACAGAGGATGGTGAGGATTTTGCCAAAGCCTTAAAAGCGATCGGCTTAAATGCATCTGAAATCAAGGCGGCCAAGCCTGAAGAAGCCTTGCTAAAAATCGGCGATGCCCTTTCAAAAATCAAAATGTCCGACCGTGATAAGTCGGCTTTCTTGGCTTATATCTCCAAAGATGCTGCCAATCTATTACCACTCTTGCGGCAGAATGCGCAAAAGTTTCAGGAGATCCAGCAATACGCAAATGCGGTCGGTGCTATCCAGTCGGATGCTCAGTTAGCCGCCATGAAGCAGACTAATACTGAACTCAGCTATTTCAAGGTGGGCTTGGAAGGTGTTCAAACTCAGCTCGCCGCCGTCGGCTCGAACGTCATTAATACTTTAGGCCCCAACATCCGCCAGCTCTTCATTGATGCCCGCGCACCGCTTCAGGCGTGGTCTGCTGAAGTCAATACGACCCTAGTCAAATTCAAGGCCGATCTCGATAATGGCGGCTGGGGTGTGGCGTTCAGCAATATGTTCCAAAGCGCCTATCCTACCCTGCATCAATTCGTATCGTCAGCGGCTGAGTTTGGGCGGGGTTATGGACAAGCTTTTGTTGCGCCCATGCTCACCGAACTAAAGGCCGCGTATGCAGGCATCAGCTCTAGCCTTGCGGGGGCAGGTGGTGCGGAAGCCTTGGGGCGTGGCATGGGGGAGGCTATGCAGCCGGTGATTGCGATTGTTCATAGCGTCGTCGGCGCGGTGAAGCTATTGATCGGCAACTGGTCAACCCTAAAAGAAGTGGCTTCTTACACCCCTGTCGGATTTGTAGTGGCGAATTGGGATAAGGTGGTATCCGTTTTCACATCAGTCGGCAATGGCATTCGTTCAGTCGCTGAGACCTTTGGTATTTTGAATCCAGCAACCACCACCAGCGCTAGTGGCGTGCAGGTGTTTTTGGCGGCGCTGGGCGGTTTATTGGCCGCGAGTGCGTCCACTAAGCTAGCATTGGGATTGGTCGGTGCGGCGGTTAGCACGTTTGCGTTTGCACTTGGCCCATTGGGGTCAGCATTAGGCGTGGTCACAACGGCAATCAAAATAATGTCCGCTGCCGCAATTGCAAACCCGATTGGCGCAACCATTGCGGCGATTGCAGGCGGCGCGACGCTGCTGTATGCCAACTGGGATAAGGTTAGCGGCTGGTGGTCGGGCTTGTGGGGTGGATTGCAGACAAAAGCCAGCGGGTTTGTAAACTGGTGGAACTCCACGACATTAGCCGAAAAGACGGCAGATATTAAGACCACTGCCATTGACTTTGCCAAAGCGCAAGCCAGCAACTTTAAGTCATGGTGGGACAGCTCACGGCTAAAAGCATGGGCAACCCCTGTTGCTACGCATCTAATTAACTCAGCCCAATCAGTTGCCAGTAGTTTTTCTAACTGGTGGAATAGTTGGACATTGCGCGAGGTAACTGCCGACATAACCGCTTCTTTACTGATCGGTGCATGGGATAAGGCCAAGGCGCTAGATGCATGGTGGCATAGCTGGAATCTATTGCCGCGTTCCGGCGAGGTTAATACCTCTTTGGTGGAAAAGGCTTGGAATTTCATCAAGAGCTTTGCCACATGGTGGGAGGGATTGAGCCTTAAAAGCTTAATGCCTGAAATCAAAATGCCCGACTTTTCTGGCATTAGAGCCAAGCTATCCAGTATAGGTTCTGATATTTCAAACGGCTTAGCGGATGGCATTAACCGCGCCAAGGCGCATATCACTGCCGCTGATGCAGCCGCAGGCGGCATTGAAACCGCCATGCGCGACCGACTGGACACTCACTCGCCTTCCCGTATTGCTGAAGCCATTGGCGCTGATACTGCCGCCGGACTAGGTATTGGTATCGAAAAAGGTGGAAAGAGCGTCAAAACTGCAGCAGAAAAAACCGCGCAGGCTGCTGCTGACGCCTTCAAGTCGATCATGGAGAGTACCAAGAAACAATTGCTCTCACTAACCATGGGCGATGAAGCGGCGCGGCGCTATGAACTATCATTACAAGGCATCACTGGAGCTAATCAAAATGCCGTGATTGCGGCTGAAGCCCACGTCAAGTCACTGGAAGCTCAGAAGAAAAAGACTGATGAAGCCAAAGCTGCTAGTGAAGCTGCCGCCAAAGCCTATAAAGACCTATCCACCAATCTTCAACAACAAATTATCGCTTTAACTCAAGGTGACGAAGCTGCCCGCCGCTTTGCTCTAGGTCAGCA